GAAAGAGAGCTGACAATGTGTACTGAATCCCTTTTTAAGGACTTGCCTTTTATTATTAACCAAGTATGTAAAGAGCAAAAGAAAATGAATAAAATGTACCTTAAACAGATTAAAAAAGCGTTAAAGTAATGAAACTACTTTTGGCATTCGTATTATGTATATTTTTAGCCAAGATATTTAAAGAATAGAAAAAAGGAGCGTGTGGCTAACTATAAGAGATAACTGTTGGAACTGCCGAAAATAGTATAGCTGCACCACTTTTAAAAAACAAACAAATAACTATGTTAGCAACAAGAAAAAATATTAAGCATTACGCATCATTAATTAGTAAAGAGCTAAGAGTGGAATGGACAAGTGATTATGTTCCTACATATTATTATGATTACAAAATCAATTTGCACGAAACGGAAAAAGAGTTTTTGTTTCACATAGAGTTAAAAGATTTGGAAAACGATTTTAATGATAATGATTACGATTTAATATTTTATTATGTAAATAAATTAAAACAATAAACAATGATATTATTAATAGATGCAGACAGCTTGATATTTGCAAGTTGCTATCGTAAACGTGAAAATCCTGAAGACGATATTTTTTATTCAGAACTTTCAGATGCGACAAATAAGTTTCACTATCAACTTATGGCTATTGTGAACAAACTAGAAGATATGTACAATGTAGAAAAGGTGCTTATATTTAGTGGGAGCAAAGGTAACTTTAGAAAGTTAATTACAAAGACATATAAAGCTAATAGAAACTATCAAAATAGACCTCCGCTTTTAAATGAAATGCACCAACACGTAAAAGACAATTACGATAGCATTGTAGGTTATGGAGTGGAAACAGATGATGTGGTTGCAAAGTATTGGAAAAATTATGCTGATGAAATAGGACGAGAAAACGTTATGATTGTTTCGATTGATAAAGACTATAAGCAGTTCCCTGCTCTGATTTATAACTACCATTATAAACATAAAGTTATACTTGATATTTCAGAAGACGAAGCAATGTTTAATTTTTATGAGCAAATGATAATTGGAGACGGTGCTGATAATGTTCAATATTTTAAGGGAAAAGGTAAAAAATTTGCTGAAAAGTATTTAGCAGAATGTATAACACAATATCAATACACAAAGAAGATGTACCAACTATTTAAAGATGTACATAAAGGAAAAGCTAAACAAAGGTATATAGAGTGCTATAATTTATTAAAACTAAGAACAGATTAAAATGATAAACATAAGACCCGAAGATATAGTAAAAAGAATAACAAACCTTTCAGGGTATGACCCCTACGAAAATACAAGGAAAAGAAACCAAGTTGAAGTTCGTGCTTTGGCTTGTTATCTAATGCGAGAAAAGCTAAATATGAGGTGGACAAATATCACTAAAGTTTTTGAAGATAATGGCAAACAGATGCATCACGCTTCTGCTATCCATTTGGTGAAGAACTATAAATTCTATAAATTAGCAAATAAACAATTGCAGGAATACGAAGATTCTTTTAATTTTTTACAAGGTTTGGATTACGAAGAGGTTGACAAGATAAATGCTTTAGAAAACAAACTTTCAATCTTGCAAGATAAATATGATACTCTTGCCGAAAATTTAGAACATCCACTTGTAAAATTAGTTTGCGATATTGAGGACGATAAAAACAAATGGGAACTAGCAGACCAAATTGTGATTATTAAAAAATCGTGGGATTGGAAAAATAATATTAAAATAAACGTTATATAGTTATGAACATCGAGAAAGTAAAAATAAATAGTATCACAGAAAATCCTGAAAACCCTAGAATTATAAAAGGGGACAAATTTAATAAATTAGTTAAAAGCATTGAGGACTTTCCTGAAATGTTAAAGATTAGACCAATTGTTGTAAACGATGACAATATGATACTTGGCGGTAATATGAGGTACAAGGCTAGTATTAAAGCAGGGCTTAAAGATGTTCATATAATTAGAGCAAGTGGCTTAACAGAGGAACAACAAAAAGAATTTATAGCAAAGGACAATGTAGGTTTTGGCGAATGGGATTGGGATGCTTTAGCTAATACTTGGGACTTAGAAAAACTTGATGAATGGGGGCTTGAAGTGCCTAGCATAGAGGACTTTACAGGAGTTGAAGAACAAGAGATTGAATTTAGCGAATACTTAGATGAAGCGCACAATTATGTGGTTTTATTATTTGACTCTGAAGTAGATTGGCTTTCTGCTAGAACTCACTTTGAATTAACATCGGTCCACTCTAAAAGGGCTAACGGAAAACCTTGGAGCAAAGGAATTGGGCGAGTTATAAATGGAGCAGATTATTTAAATAAAATAACAGATGAATAACATATACATACCATCTTACAATCGTAGCCATTCGGTTAAGACGTATGAATATTTAGGTTGCGGAAAAATAATAGTGCCAAAATCGCAAGAATCTGCTTACAAAAAAAGGTATGGAAATGCAGTACAAAGCATACCTGATAAACGTGATGGCTCTGTTGCTAAAAAAAGAAACTGTATCTTAGACTTAATTACAGAAGAACAAGAGGATGGTTACGGTTGGATTATAGACGATGACTTGGTCAAGATTAAAAGAAAAAAAGAAAATCTAGATTTAGATTCTGAACAAGCATTGGAGTTGTTAGAGAAACTGCAAATAATGTCTACCGATATGGGTATAAAATATGCAGGTTTAGATTACTCACTTGACAATATGAAGTTAAAAGATATGACACCATTTTCTTTTACGAAAGTAATTTTTGGCGGTACGTTGGTAAATGCTAACGATAATTTAAGGTACGATGAAAGATTTAAAATAAATGAAGACGTAGAGTTTTGGGTGCAGAAATTAAATCTACACAGAAAATTATTAAAAGATAATCAGTACGCTATGGTGTTTTACGGAGACGATGGCGGCAAGGATTCTGTAATAGGTTATGACAGAAATGATGCTCGAGTTTATGCTACGATGCTAAATAATAAATGGGGCAAACAAATTATGGTTTGGGAAAAGGGACGTTTCAGATTTAAAACTCCTATAAAGGGAGCTTAATTATAAAAATAAACTATGCAAGTATATTCGCCAAGTTATAAAAGAAGTGACGGTGTAAAGACACACAAATTAATTCCTAACGTCATATATTGTGTAGCCGAGTTTGAGGCAGAAAAGTACCTTAAAAAAGGTTACAACGTTATTACAATGCCTGATAAAGTACAAGGAAATATATCAAGGGTACGAAATTGGATGCTTGACAATGTGATTAAAGAAAAAGGCATTATTATTGACGATGACATAGAGGGTTTCAAAAGATGGACTATTGTAGATGGTAAACCTAAAATTGTAGATGCTGACATAATGGAATTTATAGAGTTCGGTTTTTGGCATTGTGAGGAATTTGGTGCTAAACTTTGGGGCTTAAATATAATAGGGGACAAAGGGAGTTATAGAGAGTACTCGCCTTTCAGTTTAACTAATCCTATTAGTGGCTCGTTTATGGGGTTTATAAATAACCCTTTAAGGTTTGACGAAAGAATACCTTTAAAAGAAGATTACGACTACTCAATACAGAACTTGAATATTTACAGAAAGCTATTAAGATTTAACCATACCTTTATGATAAAGAAAGACCACGGAAATTTAGGTGGCTGTGCCGATATGAGAACGATGGCTCGAGAAAAGGAACAGTTAAAATTATTGCAGAAAAAATGGGGTAACAAAATAATTAAAATAGATACAACACAAAGAGGTAAAAAGAAAAAGAACTTTGACTTCAATCCAATAATAAAAACACCAATAAAAGGCATTTGATATGAACAAAACTGAACAGCATAAAAAAGGAATTATAGAAGCATTAGAAAAATCACTTGGAGTTGTAACAACTGCTTGTAAGAAAATGGGTATAGGCAGAACTCAATTTTACCATTGGTTAAAAGAAGATGAAGATTTCAGAACAGAAGTAGAGGACATTCAAAACATTGCATTAGATTTTGCAGAATCACAATTACATAAACAAATTGGCGAGGGGAACACAAGTGCTACCATATTCTATTTAAAGACTAAAGGTAAAAATAGGGGCTACATTGAAAGGCAAGAGATAACAGGTGCTGATGGTATGCCTACTAATTTTCAAATAGAAATAATTGGAGCAACTAAAGATAAAGACTAATATAGTTTACGACCATCTATTAAGAACAGATGCTAAAATTGTAGTTGAGCAAGGCGGAACAAGGTCAGGTAAAACTTACAATATTTTGTTGTGGATTATATTTGAGTACTGTACACGTAATGAAAATAAGATTATAACGATTTGTAGAAAATCATTTCCATCACTAAGAGCAACTGTAATGCGTGATTTTATGAGCATATTACAAGGGCAGAATATGTACAAAGAAAGTTATCACAATAAGTCAAATTCTGAATATTACTTATTTGGAAACCTAATTGAATTTATTTCACTTGACCAACCTCAAAAGGTTAGGGGACGTAAAAGGGATTTACTATTTGTGAATGAGGGAAACGAATTGTATTACGAAGATATGCAACAATTACTCTTTAGAACTCAAGACAGAGTAATATTAGACTTTAATCCATCAGACGAATACCATTGGATATATGATAAACTAATCACAAGAGCAGATTGTGTTTTCCATAAAACAACTTATTTAGACAATCCTTTTATTGAGCAAACTATCATTGATGAAATTGAAAGACTAAAAGATACAGACGAAC